CAGACCCTGTGCCTGTATATAAAAAGCACGAGAAAATATCTTCTATATACGCTGGCACAACAGGAACACCGCCCCCAAAGGCATCATAAGAAGCCGCACCACTTGTTGCTTGTAATGGCATAGTGTTAAGCCTTAAATTGTGTTACTGAGGCAAGGATAGTGAACGTAGCACTAGCCGTTTTAATTATGAGATACCTTATGCTATCAATGCCACTAGCATTACCCGCAGTAGGCGCACCACCTAGCCAACGTGTAGTAACTCCAGAGGTTGTGCCATCCACTTGCACAGCAGAGTTGTAATAAGCAGTAGAGCCTTGAGTAACCAAGAAAGCCACAGTCATTGACTGACCTGTACTCATCAAAGTATTCAATGATGTACCGCTAGAGGCTCTGAAGTTAACTGTCCAGTTTGCACTTGCGTTACTTGTGTAGTACAAGACTGACTGAGTGGTAATGTCGTAGTTAATCGTGCCAGTAGCTGCAGTTGCTGATACTGTTGCTACTTCTGCTGCATCGTTTAGAACAATGGCAGTAGCAGAAGATGTACCGCTAAAGGTTTGTGTAGCAGTAAAGGTCTGGGCTGCGTTTGTAACTGCATTGTTAGCGTCATAGGCTTGTACGTTAGTACCAATAGCCAAACCTAAGTTAGTTCTAGCTGTAGATGTGCTAGATACATCTGATAGGTTATTAGAGTTAACTAAGAAGCCACCTGCTGTGAAGGCTGCGCTAGTCCATGCTGAACCTGTCCACACAAACAAGTTAGATGAGGTAGTATTCCAATAAATAGCACCTGTTAACAATGTGTTACCATCATTGTCCACTGTTGGAGCTGAAGACTTAGGGCCTAAGTAGCGATCATCGAAGCTATCATAGGACGCTGCAGCTGAGGATGCTGAAGCACTTGCTGCAGAGGCCGATGAAGAAGCTGCAGAGGCTGAATTACCAGCGTTAGTCTCTGAAGTTGCTGCATTAGATGCTGACGTAGCTGCTGAAGTTGCACTACCAAGGATACTATCTACATAAGCCTTACGTGTAAGGTCATCATCAGTTGTTGGAGTAGCTGTGCTTGTTACCTTGTTAGCACCCATGACAATGTTACCTGTCATAGTTCCACCAGATTTAGGTAGATTCAAAGCATCTGCAGTATCTACGTAGCCTTTAGTGGCAGCATCGGTGTTTGCAGTTGGAGTACCAAGACCTGTGATCTTGTTTGTACCCATTGCAATAGCACCTGTCATAGTGCCTCCAGCCAAGGGAAGCTTAGATGCAATAGATGAAGTTAGAGTAGCTGCTAAGTTAGCATCATCATTCAAGGCATCGGAGATCTCACCCAGAGTGTCCAGTGTTGAAGGAGCTGTGCCTACAAGGTTACTGATAGCTGTGTCTACATAGGACTTATTAGCTGCATCACCTGAGTTAGTAGGTGTTGGAAGACCTGTAATGGTGGCTGCAGTACCGCTATCCATGTCCAATGTACCGTTAATGGTTACATTGTTAAACGTAGATGTACCTGTGGAGGCTGTTACGTTACCTGTTAAGTTACCAGTTACGTTACCAGTGACAGCACCAGTGTGTGTACCTGTAGTGTTACCAGTTACAGCTCCAGTCAGAGCACCTACAAAACCTGTCGTTGCAGTTACTGTTGTACCTGTGATAGCAGCAGCTGTAGTACCGCCAATAGGAGTATTGTTAATTGTACCACCAGTTTGAGCTACCCCAGCAACTGTACCACCTGTAATGGCAGCTGCTGAAGCTTCTTGATTACCTAGAGAACCTACAATCCTAACAACAGTTGCACTATTGTCTTTGGTGTACAGTTTCTTATCTGTTACGTTAACAGCTAACTCACCCTTAGTTAAATCTCCTGCAGCAGGTACAGATGTTGATGTACTGCTATTCTTTGTAATGATTGTTGTCATAGTATATTAAGAACCTGTAAATAGACCATAAGCCGAGTTTATTGTATTTTGTCCAATTCCTAGATTAGTCAAATACTCCACAGCTGCTTGTTGATTAGCTGCAGTATCGCCACCAGAGTTAGCTACAAAGTCAGAATAAGCAGCTGCAATGGCTTGAGGGGAACTACTTGCTCCTAAAGTTGTGTAACTAGGTGCAGCAGCAGTGCTTGTTGTATTTGCTGCTCCTCCTCCTGACATCATTCCACCACCGCCACCACCAGTATTGACACTTACTGCGCTGCCACCACCGCCACCGCCACCATAATCAACAACTGAACTGCCTCCACCACCGCCACCAGTAGTATTTACAGGGGTTGTTGACGATAAATAAGTGCTATAAGCTTGGTTTATAAGTGTATCTGGAACACCAATATCTTTTAAGTAATTAGTAGCTAGTTCTCTATTAGTAGCTGTGTCACCACCTGCGTTTGCAATGAAAGTTCTATATGACTGTACAACATTGTCTACATTAGCTTTAGCATTTAACTGCTGGTATGTATTACCTGCAGCGGGTAATGTATTTAAATAAGCACTGTAAGAAGATTCAATCTGACCTTGTGTTAAACCTAGCTTAGTTAAGTAGTCAGTAGCTGCTTGTCTATTAGCTGCTGTATTACCACCAGCTTTTGCAATGAAATCAGTATAGGCTTTAGCAACATCTACAGGTGTGCTTGTTTTAGTTAAGGATGTGTATAGCGGAGAATTTGCAATTACTGTAGTGGGAGGTACTACAGGGGGCTTAACAACTGGAGGTACTACAGGGGGCTTAACAACTGGAGGAGTTACAGGCTTAACACCTGTATTAGGAGACATACCACCTACCATGTCACCAAACAAACTACCTGTGACAGAAGCTCCGGGATTGAATTCAGTTGAGTACCAGTTTTGCAATGGGCTTGCAACGTCACGAGGTACGTTAGGCATCAAGCTATTGTAGTTGCTCTGTAGTTGACTGAAGTACTCTGGAGAGTAACCACCAGCTCCACCGCCTGAGTATGTTACTGGAGTAGCAGTTGATGTGTTACCACCACCGCCCATGTTTGTAATGGCGTTAGTAGCTCCTAGTAGTCCAGCTACATTGATACCAGCTCTAGCTAAGTTAGCAATCTGTGTAGGTGTTAAACTTGAAAGAGCACTGGCTCCTGCACCTGCTGTAGCTGCGCTTGCTAAAGCTTCAGCTCCTAGAGTACCACCAACACCTCCTAAAGCCATATCAGCAGCAGCCAGCTCTGAAGCTGTTAAACCAGCAGCACCTGCAGCACCACCGCCTAACAAACCAGCGTAACCAGCACCACCTAAGGCAGCTAATACTACTGGATCTCTAAAAGCATCTGCTAAGCCACCAAAGAATGATTTACTTTCTTTAGTTACGCCTTGTCCTGTATAAGCACCTGAAGGATCATAAGAGTAAAAAGGTTGACCTGCTTGGTCTATACCTGTAGAACCATAAATACTTTGAAGTGCACCTTCTTGACGAGATTCACCATCTCCAATGTCAGCCCATTGACCACCATACAGAGTACCGCCAATATTAACTGTATTGCCACGACCTGCAGCGATAATCTGCTGTATCTGCTCAGGTGTCAGTGCTTGAGGAGCTGCCATGATTATTCGCCTTTTCTGTATAACTCAAACGTGTTGATAATATTCATTGTTGAACCAGTTTCAGAAGTTGCTCTAACTTGGTCGCCCTCTTCAAGAACAATATAAGCACCCTCGTTAAATTTAATAAACTGAGTGGTACTTAACACATAGTTATCTAATACGTGAACCTCAGTTGCTGTGCTTGCGTCATACCACACAACATCAATAAATTTATTATTACCTGAATGGTTTACAACGTAACAAAGAGTCCACCGAGCATAGTAACCAGTGGGTACTGTGAAAAGAGTAGTCTGCGTTGCTGCAGTAAGAACATTACCCGTCGATACTGGTTTCATCTTGCTTTACTGTTTTCTTAGTTGCTTTAGGTGCTACTACGGGTTCAACTGCTTCTTCAGGTACTGCCTCGTAATCTGGATGCTTCTCCATTGAAACAATATCAACTGCGTGTTCAAAGTTGTAGATTTGATTAGTTTGCTTACACTTAAATTTCATAATATGTTACCTTTTTGATATGCTTTACTAAACACATTAAAAAGGCTCCCACCTATTACAGTGGGAACCCTCTATCACTTACGCAGGAACAGCCAAAGCAACAGCTGAACCGTCACGCAGTTCTTTCACACCATACAGTGTGTCAGCAGTGAACAATGTACCGAGGTACTCTTGTTTGTACTGAGTCTGTGAACGTACACCCATTTGCTCGACAAACACTGCGAAGTCTTTATGACCCAACAATGCAATACGGCAAGCGGTAGTACCGTTAGTAGTATCAGCATTAGAAGTAACAAACACGGGCACACCGTACAAGTTACCAATTTCACCGTTACGAATGGTGTTGTTATTACCCATTTCACCAACAAAAGCTTGTTCAGTGTAACGAGCCAAACCCATCAAAGTGTTACGGCTTGAAGGTGGGATAGCAAGGAAACGTCCGTCCATAGGAACGTCATTGTCATCCAAACGCTGAATGGAACGACGAATCGCTGCATCAGTGAGAGCACCCAAACCTGTGTTAGTGGAACCACCAACATAAGCTGTAGTACCGTCAGCACCTGAGAAAGCACCGGAGTAAGCAGATGTACCGCCACCACCCTGAACAAAACGACCAATTTGGATCAATGATGTGTCAACTTGACGAGCCAGAGCATAACCTGCATCTTCAGTGTAGAAGTTACGCAGTGAAGACAAAGCTTGAGCTTCGACGATGTCCTCGATCAAGCGACTGTACTCATAGTGCTGATCGATAGTAACAACAACTTCTGTCTCAGTAGCTGCAATCAGTGTTACCTGAGTTGAAGCTGCTTTAGCAGTAGCATTGCCACGTGTGGGTGAAGGAATGTGAACTGTATCACCTTTCTTACCCTTGAAGGTCATCTTCTTAACCAAGTTTGCCAACACCAAGTTCTTCTTGTATGTTGCAACAATTTCATCACTCCAAATTTCGGGGATGAACTTATCTGCCGTCGTCTTCGTGACGTGATCTGTACCTAAAGCCATTTTTAATTCTCCTAAAGAATATGTTTACAATTAATTATTTTACGTGACTTGCGTCACTTAACCCTACCTTCGTTATAAGCTGCTCGAATTTCAGGTTCAAGTGCTTCATAGCGATTAGGATCTGTCATACGTAGCCGGATAAGGTCGGCACGACGATATACTTTCTTAGATGATTCACCAGTCCCTCCAACATCTACAGATGCTGCTGACAAGTTTTGCTTGCGTACAGCATTTCCGGCATCAGTGGTTTGTTGTGTCTTAGATGTTCGGATCTGTTTAAATGTCGTAAGTAATTCATCTGCTGCTGCAAAATCATAATTAGCATCAGCCATTGCATAGATATTAAGTCTCATAGGAGAGGCTTTAACCCATTCAATAAACTCACCATCACGAACTACGTCTGCAAAGTCAGGATGCTTCTTGTTGAGCATTGCTTGTGTCTGAATTTGCCTAAGTTGCTGTGAAGCTTGTTTAGCTGCTAATACATCAGGATGATTTGTAACTGCTTTACGAATCGCTGACTGAGGATCTTCAAAAAAGTCTACCTCATTCTCTACTACTGGTGGCTGTACTGTTTTCTGAGAGAGTTGCTGTTTCAAAAGCTCATCTGCTAGTCTACGAACTTCCCCAACTTCTTGAGCTTGCCTTCCAATTAGCTTTTCAGCCTCTTGGTGCATTGTCACGATGTCTTCTAAGCTTTTACCCCGATACTTGTCGGGAACATTAGAGACTTGTTGTTGTGGTTCTTCAGGTGCTTGTTGCCTTGCTGCCTGTAGTTCTTCTACTGCATCAAATTCGCTTTGTCCCAATTCTTCTTGGTCAATGAGAGCCATACCTACCTTTCGTCCTGCCCTGTACGGGTTTTAGGAGTGTTATAAATGAATTCAGAGTTAGTCACCTACATGAGATGCGTTCTGCTTCTGTTCCTGCCTGAGCTTTTCAGCTCGTACTTGTACCCACCTATCGGAAGCTGAAGGGAAATCGCCTGAGCAACCATCCAGCTTTATCCTTGGGGAGGATACAACCCTGATAGCGTCCTTACTACATACCTTACATTTAGCAGTGGTATGATCGCTATCAACCAGCGATTCAGTTACGTGATCGTTGGTACATAAAAAGTTATACAGACGTTTCATCGCAGACTCCTTGGAGTCGAGAACCTCTTAGTGGTTCCTCTCCGGTTGTGTCTACTGCTCATCTTCTAACTCCTCAAATACCTTTTCACACGTAGCCTTACGCCCTAAGATTAATTCAATAATGTCTAACTGTCCTTGACGATAAAATAGTGTTTGTGTATCGTTGACAGTAGAGAGATTGTTCAAACTAACCTTAATCTCTTCAAAGTCCTCTATGAGGTACTTCCAACCCTCAGTACTCATCGTATTAAAGGTTTCTTCATAATATTTCTGTAAATCAGGGGCCATTTGGCTTATCCTTCTATTAATAACTTATATAAGTGTTATTGTATCATAAAAACAACACTTTGTCAAGTAAAATCTACTGCTTTCTTGACTTATTTGCCATTTGGAGGCTTGCAATACGCTCATTAGAGGCAATATCAGCAGCTTTCAGGTCAACAGTCTTCTCTTTTAGCATAATGTCAGCTAGTTTTAGACGTTTCTCGAAGTCACCACCGTTATCTAGGTTAGTTGCAGCAGCTTGAACGAGCTTTACACGCTGCTCTTCAGGTATCATCTGAGCTTCCATCATGGTTTTCTGAGCTTCAGCTGACTGTTTCTGAGCTTTGGACTGCAAATCAGCCACTTGAGCCTGTGCCAGTTGCATTGCAGCCATCTGCTGAGCCTGTTGAGCCTCTGCAGCCTGTGGATTAGGCTGTGACATCTGCTCTAGAGCTTGCATCAGTTCACCACGATTAGACAATGAGCTATTCTGCAGGATACCTTTGAGGATCAATGGCAATACTGGTGTATTTGGGCCTAAGGTCTGCAACAAACCAATCATCTGTTGTTGTTCAAACTCTCGTGCCAAGATACCTAAGGTAGCTGTGGGGATAAAGGTCATGTCAACTGAAGGATAACGCTCACTATCAAACTGCATATACCTGAATGCAGCTTTGTTAATGAACGGGATCATGAAGTCTTCTTGGAAGTTACTCAATGTACGCTTGTACTTCTTGATGATGCCAGCCATAGCCATAGACATACCACCAGCACCTGCATCACGAGGTACATTAGATGGCATACCTGCGCTGTCAACTGTGCCTGTAGCTTGCAGGAGCATACGTTCAAAGTTCTGCGCTGCACCTACTGAGTTACCATCAGTCTGACCGAACTTGAAGGGATACAAGATCTCAGATGGTGCACCATTGGTAAGAATAGCTTTACCGGGCTTAATCTCAAACTTAGCACCACGAGGAAGCCTTGTAGCATCCATAGCAATCATTGGAGCTGTGGTGAGGGCTAAGGAGTCTAGGTGAGCACGAAGCTGACCATCAATAGCCTTCTGCATATTGTAGGCTTTCTCCATCGTACCTCGACCCCAGAACCTACCGGGGACTGTATCGTCTTGGTAGGCAATAACTGGTCTATCCTTCATCATGTAAGGATTAGCTTCAGCCTTCAAGAGTACTGAGTCATTGGCAATCACAATGATAGCCTCTACCAAGTCAGAATGGTTATCAGCTACTGAGTCATCTGGGAACAGGTCTGTGATCTCACTGTCACCCTCTTCCATGTCTTCTAAGTACTCACGAGGCACTAAACCATAGTATGTGAGGAGCTTTACTTTATCGTCTTCAAAGTTACGTAGATCCTGTGTAGCTTCAAGCTTAGAGTCATCATACTGAGGTGTGATGTCTACTTTCTTGTAAATCCCACTCTCGATACCTGCCACAATCTTATGAATGGAAACGTACTTCTCGATAGCAACGCCCAGAGCATCGTCAATGGAATCAGCATTAGGATCAATGAGGAAGTTTTTAGGATTGACAGGCTTGATCTTAACAGCTGTACGATCCTTCTCTTGAACTCCAATGGCTGCAGCATTGGCAATACCGGGAATGGCTTGAGTAGATGGAGTATATTCTTTCTCAGTCTTAACAATGATTTCACCAATACCTGTACCATATATCTCAGCCATTAACTCAATCTGGTCAATGGACTTCTTAATCTTATCTCTCTTGAAGTCTTCGTGTAGTTGAACCTTGATTTGTTCAACATCAAAGGGATTACCATTAACATCCATAACGTCATCTTGGATGTCAAAGAACTCACCCTGACCAAAGATAGCTTCCATGATCTCAGCGTGACGAGTCTCAACAGCTTGCTGAGAGGCTGGAGAGATGATACGGCTACGCTCAGACTCACGTTGCTTATCCTCAGCAGCCCACTGACCTCGGAAGATACGCTCATACTCTTCCCACAGGTCAATGTAGTTAGCATCACGGTGGTCACGCCAGCGATCTGTGTGGTCAACAATCCAAGAAGTTAATTCCTTCTCAGACTCTGTAGGTTCCTCAAAGGGACTGTCTTTACCAATATCTTCTGCCATAATCACATATCCTTAGTTGAATCATCTAGAGCATTGTCGTCAATTTCGATATTGCTAGATGTTATTGGGCCACCTACTAACCATGCACTGCAAGTTCTCTCTGCTGCACACTTGAAGTCAAACAGTTCACAGAAACCTAGCTTAGCTGTATCTACGACATCCTGAGCAAAGCTATCCTCTTCCATGTCAATACCTGAACGTATGCACTCCATCATCTCAGGTGTCTGGATGAAGGCTGCACAGTTACCACAGCGCATTGACTTAGCTTGAGCTACGCTGGTCTGCCACTCATTAGCTCTTTCATTCCAGAAGGCTCCATTGGAGAGTTCAGGATTAGCTGGGCCATAACCTACGTTCTTAAAAGCCCAATCCCTGTTCTTCAGGTTAGCTTTAACGTCTTGTGTTTCAATAGGGCATTGCATATTTATTACCACTTAACTTTGTTAGCCCAGTAAGCTGCTGACATCTTACCTTTGGCAATGTTCTTAGCATGACGAGCTTTAAAGGAGTCACTACGAGCTGAACCTTCTGGAGAGCCTTGAACACCCTGCTGTCCAAACCTGATAGTCTTAACTTCATCACCCTCTTTAGCCACTACTACGTGACTCTTAGTGGGATGACTAGGTGTACGCTTAGGTTTGTTAAAGCCACTGACACCAGCTCTATCAAGTCTAGAGTCTTTCATATCTTAGTACATCTTCATTTTAGTTGTTGGTTTCTTCTTAGCTGTCTTAGCTGAATTCACAAAGTCCATCTTAGATGGTGCAGCTTTAGAGCCTACCTTGTTCATCTTCTCACCTGAGCCAGCTGCGATACGTTTACGTTTAGCATTAATATTTGCATACAAACCATTTGCCATTGTCAGTCTCCTTAGTATCCTGAGATTTTATCATAAACTTCCCACTCATCTTCTTCATAATCAGAGTTGTAGGAGGCAATAGCCAGTTGGTCAATATAACTAAGTGCATCTACTAAGTCATCGTGTACACCAGCTGTGGGAAACATAATCAGTTGATCCTTAAACTCACTCCAGTCCTCAGACTCATTGAAGGAGATCCTTCCATGTTCCATACGACCTTGTAAGCTCCAGACAACCCTATCTACCTTCTTCTTGTTACCGTGAGTCAAGTCCTGAATGTGTGAGTAGATGTTATTCTTTCTCATCAAGTCAGTTAGGTATGGCAACACAGCATTCTTTAATGCTCCTCGCTCAATACCTACAGCTGTTGGTTGATAGTCCCTTACAACCTTCAAGATGTTCACAGCAGTCTCTCTGATGTCCCATCTACCATGCTGTATCTTATCTACCCACCAGTCACCATTATCTTTTAACTTGACAATGGCAATAGCTGTTTCATCCAGTCTCTTCTTAGATGCACCAGCATTCTTACCAACCTCTTCAAAGCCAGCTAAGTCGATGGCTACAATGTATGTACCACTCTTAGGTTCCTCTGAAGTCTTGAACCATTCCTCTTTGAAGACATCTGCACCTGAGGTATCAAAGCTAGACAGGTATTCCTGCTTGAATGCAAAGGAACTCAATGTTCTCTTAGCAGCCTCAATCTCCTTAGGATCAATGGTCTCATTGTCCTGAGTGGTATAGTGCCATGACTTCCACTCTTCGTCTTGTCTATCCTCTTCATCTTCAAACTTACCTAAGTTGAAGACATCGTAGAACCAGTTACGTCCTGAGGGTGTTGAGATAAATAAAGCTCTACCCTTCTTATCTGACAGTGAGGCACGTATAATCTTCTGCCATACATCTTCTTTAACGAAGGCACACTCATCAAGTACTACGTAAATTAAGGAAACACCTCGCAGAGAATCGGGATTGTCAGCACCTCTAACTAGAATCTTCCTACCATTAATTAGAGTAATCTCTAAGTTATTCACATGACTGGACTTAATCACTGGTCTACCCAAGTCATGCAGTAAGTCCCACATAATCGTTCTAGCTTGTCCCAAGGTAGGTGCTATGTACATCACAGCTGAACCATCGGGACAATTCAAACCTTCAATCAATAACGATACAGCTGACAACCTAGACTTACCACAACGCCTACCTGCTGCAACTACTTTAAACCTAGTAGTATCTTGAAAGACACTTTGTTGCCACTTAAGCAGTTGAAAGTTTAACTGTGTCATACATCAATAACGTCATCGTTGGTAGACACAATAGGACTATTAAGACCACTGATGTTAATACTGATCTGAGGCATACTACCACCACTCTTAGCTGAATCAAACACTGATGCTGGTAATATCCTATCCATTGCTAACTTAATTGCTGCCATCTGTCCCGGATGCTCATCATCTAGAGCTATCTGAATCATCTTATCAAGGATTCTAGTACCACCTGTGGCTAGTAACCTCTCCTTGAACTCTTGAAGTCTCCCTGCATCACCTACAGGTCTACCTACCTTATTCTTAGTTCTGTTCTTAACAGCTTGAAGGTCAGTCTTTGGAGGTCTACCTTTACCACGCAGTTTGGGCGACATAACACTGATAGTATCTTCTTTAGTTTCCATGCGTCTTTGTCCTATATAGGGAGACTTTTAAGTATAGTACTATATAGTACTAAGACATTATGTTTAAGTTATATAGACATAACATTATAAGTAATTATTATTAATTTACTTAGTAAGTTATT